AAAGTACTCGAAGAGCTAGTGTTAAATTCAAACCACGTGGCCGTGGCATGCAAGAAGTTGCTGACGTTCTAACTAAATTATATTTACAAATTTCAGACAACAATAAACTTGAATGGGTTGAATCCCAAGTTTTCTCAGATGGTTTAATTCAAGATAGAGGTTGGTTCGATGTCCGTGTTGATTTTTCTGACAACATTATGGGCGAAATTCGCATTACTCCAAAAGACCCGCTCGATATTCTTATTGACCCAGATGCAAAAGAATATGACCCAAGAAGTTGGAATGAAATCTTTGAAACCAAATGGATGAGTATCAATCAGATTGAAGAACAGTATGGGCAAAACAAAGCAGATAAATTAAGAACTATTGCGGAAGTTGGGTCCACACTAGGTTCAGATTCTATTGAATATGAAGAAGAGCGTTATGGTGATACCTATTCTGGTGAGTATGCTAGTGATTATCCACAGAACCCAGATGAAGCTCGAGAAGTTAGGTCAATTCGAGTAGTAGAAAGACAATACTACAGATTAAAAGAGTGTATGTTTTATGTTGACCCAGTAACAGGTGATGAAAGAGAAGTCCCTTACGATTGGGGTAAAAAGAAAAGAGAATCTTTTGCCGATGACTTTGGCCTACATATAGTAACTAAAAAAGTCCGAAAGGTACGTTGGACAGTAACAGCTGACACAGTAGTGCTTTTTGATGATTGGTCCCCTTACAAACATTTTACCTTAGTGCCTTACTTTCCTTACTTCAGAAGAGGTAAACCGTTCGGTATGGTAAGAAACTTATTATCACCACAAGAACAATTAAATAAAATTTCATCGCAAGAGTTACACATTGTTAACACTACAGCTAACTCAGGTTGGATTGTAGAGTCAGGTTCTTTATCTGGTATGACGGCAGATGATTTAGAAGAGCATGGTGCGGAAACTGGTTTAGTTCTCGAATACAATCGAGGTTCCACTCCCCCTGGGAAAATCCCCCCTAACCAGATTCCCACCGGCCTTGATCGTATAGGACAAAAAGCCGCTGCTAACATAAAACAAATAAGCGGTGTTTCTGACGCTATGTTAGGGACCGATTCACCAGAAGTTTCTGGTATTGCAATTCAAGCTAAGCAGAATAGAGGCATCTTGATGATTCAAGTTCCTTTAGATAACTTAGCAAAAACTAGACAGTATTTAGCAGAAAAAGTATTAGAACTTGTACAACAGTACTACACCGAAGAAAGAATTGTACAAATAACGGATGAGTCTGATCCGTATAAACCAAGCTTACCTTTAGTTGTAAACCAAATGACACCAGAAGGTAGAATTGTTAATGACTTAACCATAGGCGAATACGATGTAGTAGTTGACACTATGCCGGCAAGAGATAGTTTTGATGAAGTTCAGTTTGCTGAAGCTATTGAACTTCGAAGAGCTGGTGTTCCAATTCCAGATGACTTAATTGTTGAGTATTCACACCTAGCAAGAAAAGCAGACATTGCACAACGTATTAGACAAATGCAAGGTATGGAACCACCTACACCTGAACAAGCAGAACTACTTCAGTTCCAACAACAAGCTCAAATTCAAAGTGCACAACTTGAAGTGGCAAAACTGGAAGCAGAAGTTGCTAGACTTCAGTCAGAAACTCAACTTAATATGGCAAAAGCTGAAGGGGCACAAATGGACCCACAATTGAAAATTGCTGAATTACAAAGTAAACTACAAACAAAACGTGAAGAACTTGGTTTACGTGAGCGTTTATCATCTTTAACTAATGATATGCGTAAGAACCAAAGTGACACTGCCGCAGCTGCTAAATTAGCTGCCGCAGCAATGAAGCCAATGTCCAAATAGGAGGTTAAGTATGGCAAGAAAGAAGAAAGCAGCGAAAGCTGAAGAAGTAAACGAAATAATCTTAGACGGAGTGCCCGGGGCAGACCCAATAAGTGAAGAAGATGCTGAGTCTTTTCAAGTAGATTTAAACTTTGAAGATGCAGTAGAAACCGAAGAAGTCGAATTTCCAAAGGAGCAAGAAATTGAAGAAACCGAAACATCCGAACTCACAACAACTCCAGAAGAACTTCAGGAAAAAGCTGAAGAGGAAACAGAAGCAGAAGGAAGTGAAGATGGAGAAAATCCAAGCGAAGAAGTCGTGGATGCAGAAAATGACGCAAATTCACAACCAGATGTACAACAACCTGTTGAAGAAGTTGCAGAAGTAGAGCAAAAAGCACCTATGGTGCCAAAGTCAAGGCTTGATGAAGTCCTTGCTAAACAAAAAGCATTACAAAAACAATTAGAAGAAGTGCAAAAAGCAAACCAAGAAGTCCAAAAAGAAGCGCCAAACTATGATTTTGCGACAAAAGAAGCTGAATATCAGCAACTTGTACTTGATGGCGAGTCTGAAAAGGCCGTTGCACTTAGAAATGAGATAAGACAGGCTGAAAAAGACCAGTTTATGTTTGAAGTTCAACAACAAATGGGCCAAACAGTCCAACAAAGTCAAGAACAACAAGCTTTGCAGGTAAAAGCAACTGAACTTGAGCAAAAATTTCCTATTTTTGATATAAATAGTGCCGAACATGACCCAGATTTACTAAAAGATGCCTTAGAATTGCGAGATGCGTTTATGATTCAAGGTTATGAAGGCCCAGATGCCCTTGAAAAAGCAGTAAATTTAACTCTTTTACAACAAAAGCCAACACTTTTACAAGAAAAACCAGTTGAGGCCCCTGTTGAGGTAAAAGAGATACAACAAAAACAACAAAAAGTAAAAGTAGAACAGAAATTACAAGCTGCTGAGTCTCAACCACCTCAAATGAGAGGAGAAAGTGCTAAAGCTTCAGATAAAGTTGATATTCATAAATTATCTGAGAAAGAGTTTAATGCTCTTCCTGCTGAGACTTTAAGACGGTTACGTGGTGACTTTAGTTAAACTATAAGTTATCATTAAAAAGTTCGTGTGCTACTACGATATGTAGCCCTAGTCGCTGAGGTAAAAAAGCGTTGTAGCCTAACACGGCGTAAATCTGTTCGAGGTCGTTCTCGTTAACTTACGAAAACGTTTCCCAACGATAAAGGGTACACGGGAGAAACAGTTGCCCCAAAAAGTCGACTGGTTAAACTTTTTTTGTAAATTATTGGAGGCTTAAATGGCTAACACAAATTTTTCATCTTTGACCAGTGAACAATTAACAATCTGGTCAAGAGATTTTTGGCGTGTTGCTCGAAACATGTCCTTCATTAACCAATTTGCAGGAAGCGGTTCAAACGCAATGGTTCAGAGAATTACTGAACTTACTCAATCCGAAAAAGGTGCGAGAGCAGTTTTAACTCTTCTAGCAGATATGTCAGGAGATGGTGTTGTTGGTGATAACACTCTTGAAGGTAATGAAGAGGCATTAAGAGCATATGATATCGTTGTCCAACTGGATCAACTAAGATTTGCTAACAGACTAGCAGGTAGATTAGCTGATCAAAAATCAGTTGTGAATTTTAGAGAACATTCTAGAGATGCTCTTGCATACGCAATGGCTGATAGAATTGACCAGCTAGCATTCTTAACCCTATCTGGTATTAACTACACTGTGGGAAATAGCGGTGCTTTAAGGTCTGTCCTAGCTTCAGGACAAAACTTAGGCGACCTATCTTTCAGTAGTGATGTTACTGCTCCAACTTCTAACAGACATAGAAGATGGGATGCAACTTCAGGCTTAGTAGCTGGAGATGTAACTGCTGTAGATAGCGCAGATACCATTAGTTATGAAACTATTGTTGCTCTAAAAGCTTATGCTAAAGATAACTATATTAGAGGAATTAGAAGTTCCGGTAATGAAGAGATGTTCCATCTATTTGTTACTCCACAAGTTATGGCTGATCTAAAATTAGATTCAAACTTTTTAGCTAATGTAAGAAATGCTGGAATCAGAGGACCACAAAACCAGTTGTTCTCAGGTTCATCAAGCCTAATGGTTGATGGTGTTATGATCCACGAGTTCAGACACGTATTCAACACAGCTAATGCTACAACAGGTACTTCAGCTGAAGCCGGCGATGCTGGTTACAAATGGGGTGCTAATGCTGATATTAATGGTTCTGCATGTATTTTTGCAGGAGCACAAGCTTTAGCAATGGCTGATATTGGTCTTCCAGAAATAGTTGAAGATACCTTCGACTACGGAAACCAAAATGGTATTTCAATTGGCAAAATCTTCGGTCTTAAGAAGCCTAAGTATCAATCCGACTATAATGGTAGTGTTGAAGACTTTGGTGTTATTAGATTAGATGTTGCATATTAATTGTGATATATTAATCGGGTAGCCTTTCGGGGCTACCCACTTTTAACAAGGAGTAATAATGGTAATAATTTCAGATAAAGATAGATATATTTCAACAACTTGGGGAGCTGCTGTAAGACTAAAAGCAGGAGAACCAAAGACAGTAGGAAAGAATATCGGATTACTTTGTTTACAGGAAGGTTGTAAAGAGTACATCGAACCAAAGGTTGAGGAAAAACCTGTGGTGAAAAAGAAAAAATCACCCGCTAAAAAGAGAAAATAAAAAATGGGAACACTTACTGGTGCAAATTTAATAGATAGAATTCAAGATACTTTACAAGATACAACTTCTGTACGTTGGCCTGAAGCCGAACTACTTAGATATATAAATGATGCACAAAGAGAGATCGTAAACTTTCGACCAGAAGCTTCAGCAACAACAGCTACTGTTACTTTGTCTTCTGGTACTTTACAAGACTTGCCTTCTGCAGGTCTGCGTTTAATAAAAGTCACAAGAAATATGTCCGCAGCTTCTGGTGGTACAGGTAAAAGAGCTATTAGAATTGTTGACATTGATATTTTAAATACTCAAAATCCAGACTGGCATGACCCTACCGTTACAGGAGAAGCCGCCCATGGGTCTATAGTTAAACACTATGCGTTTGACCCTGACAACCCAAGACAATTTTTTGTTTACCCTGGAATTGATTCTTCTTCTAATGGGTACGTCGAAGTTGTGTACTCCAAAGCCCCAACAGATTTAAGTGCAACGTCAGATACTATTGATGTTGATGATATTTTTGCTAACGCAATTGTTGATTTCGTTTTATATAGAGCTTACCAAAAAGACTCAGAGTATGCTGGAAATGCACAAAGAGCTGGAACACATTACCAACTATTTACTAACAGTATAGGACAAGGTTCACAGGCGCAAAACATAGTTAATCCAAACCTTGACTATGCAGGCAATAAAGTAATCGCGCCTTAAGAGGAGTGATATATGGCAAGTTTTAATTCTCTAGTAAAAGAAATTTTACCTTATGTTCCTACTTGTCCTGATTCTTTAGTTGAGTCTAATATTCGTTCCGCTACTATTGAACTATGTGAAAAGTCAAAAGCTTTTGTTTTTGATCTTGACCCTATTACAGCAATTAGTGGTGTTTATGAGTATGACTTTGACCAGCCTACTGGTACGGATGTCCATCAAATACTTTGGGCAACACATGAAGGTGAAGACCTAGACCCAATAAGCCCAAGAAGTTTAGAGTTAAATTACCCAGACTGGCGTGATAAATCTAGTATTCCTCAAGTTTACCTACAGAAAAATAAAGATACTTTTTGGTTAGTTCCCGTGCCAAACAGTACTAAGACCAATGCTATTCAACTTAGCGTAGCTTTAAAACCATCAAGAACATCAAACAATATTGATACTGCTTTTTCTAATGACTATAGAGATGGCATTATTTATGGCACTTTATATCGTTTGTTAAGAATACCAAGCAGAGAGTGGAGTGATCCAAATGCTGCTAGAGATTATTTAAGTCTTTTTAATGAAGAAGTAAAACAAGCAGAACTAAGGGCTAGAGGTGGCGACTTAGGAGTAAGGCGTCTTGTTAAGTACAAAGGGGTAGGTTTAACTCCAAGAAAAAGGTACAAGCGTTATGGTAGAGAGATTGACTATTGATGGGGTTGGGATTGAACAGATTCCTGTCCAAGATGTCAAAACTGCTTATCAATTAATAGAATACGATTTAAAAAGAATTAGACGTAAAAGTTACTCTGATTGGATTCCTGCTGACGTTTATGTAGCTTTGCTAAACAGACAGGCAGACCTGTTTATGTTTTACGATAGCGACAACTACGTTGGCTTTATAGTAACTTCTATTGTCCAAGACACTAACGGGAAAGAAAACCTTTTTGTTTGGGCAAGCTACCAAAAACCAGAGTACAATTATACTGAAGTTGGTTTTAAATTTTTAGATAAACTAGCGTATAATAAAAACATTGAAGCCATTGAGTTTCACACAAGTAGACCGGGCTGGGAAAGAGTAGCGACCAAGTACGGCTTTGAATTAACAAGCTACATATATAAAAAAGAAGTATGAGTGGTAAACCAAAAGCAAGAGAGTTTAAAGCTGGAGAACAAGAGCAGTTTTTATCTGAAACAGCTAGAGCTGAAAAAGATTACTTTAACCAAAAGTATGCTCCTCTTTTAAAACAAGCAGCTCAAGAAGCAGAAACGCAAGACCTTGGTGCCCTCGCAAGAGGCACTGCACAAGCAGATACTATGCAAGCTTTGACTGGAAGGGGCCCAACTTTAGGTTCGGTGACTTCTATAGATGCGGCTGCTGATAGAGCGATTGCGGCAGGCCAACAACAAATTAAAGGTGCTGCACAAGGTTTACAAGTACAAAGACAAAGACAACTAGGGGTTTTAGGTACAGCAAGAGGGCAACAGGCAGACACTACTGCTGGTTTAGCTCAAGCTGCTAAGATAGAAGCAACTAGGGCTTTACAAGATGCTCAAGCCCGTCAAACTATGCGTCAAGCTAGAACACAAGCCCTTTCTCAAATTGGCGCAGCAACAGCAGCCGCTGGTATGAAGAATTTAGCCACTTACGAAGGGGCTAACTATGGTGCTAGTGTTTCCCAGGGTTATGGCGAGTTTGCTAAAGGTGGACAACCAAGCTTTTTTACAAGATTTACTACTCCTTATACAGGCTTGTATCAACAAAACCAACAAAATAAAGGTAAAGGGAGTTCAAGTTTCTAATGACACTAGGTGAAGGCGTTACAATGATTGAAGATCGTAGGTCTAGAAGTACTAGAGGGCAAAATAATGACCCTTCTTCTACTTATACAGGCATTCTGCGAGAGGACTACAATAGGTATGTAAGAGATTTTAGACCTTTTGAAGAGAGACTTTTAGCAAGCCTTGATGATCAGTCTTTAGTTGAACAAGCTAGAGTTGATGCAGAAAAACAAGCTAGAATTTCTAGAGACATACAAAAAAGAAATATACAAAGGTATGGCGGAGCTGGTCTTTCTGCTGCACAAATACAAGAACAAGAAAGAGCCTTACAACGAGGTAGTGCTTTAGGACTATCGGGTGGTTTAAACCAAGCAAGGCTTGCCCAAAGAGATATTAATCAAGCTGTTTTGGCTGACTTAATTAACATTGGCCAAGGGGTTAATAGAAGTGCTTTATCTAACTTACAGATTGCTTCTAGTCTACAACAACAAAGAGAAGCGGCTTATAAACAAGCCAGAGCAAACTATAGCTCAGGCCTTATTGGGTTAGGGGCAGATATCATAGGAGCGATAATATAATGTCAACGTTTAGTCAGTTTTTTAATCAATACACAAATCAAATAAGAAATAGAGAAGCCGCAAAACTTCAAAGAGAACAGCTTATAGCAGCACGTGGAGCAAACTATGCCCAAGCGGCTCAGAGTAGACTTAACCAGATTACATCAAAAGGAGGCTTTACAGTAGACGGGGACGGCTACAAAGTAAAAAGCCTTGAGGCTTTACATGACGTTAATAACGCTAAAGATTTTGTTGAGTTTTTAAACTTTGATAACAACGTTAGAAAGTACTATGACGAAGAAGGTAATGTAGTTTCTGGAACCTTACTTGGTCCGACAAAAGTTGGCGAAGACAGGTTTATTTTTAACATAGAGAAAAAAGATGGCTCTATTGCTCCTGTTACTATAAATAGAAGTAGCGACCCCAATGATAGGATTTTAGAGTTTTCTAAAGAAGATTTAACTAATTTTTACAATGCACAGGCTAATAATTTAGCGTCAAAAGGTGGTATATCTGGCTATGCTGCTGGTAAACTGCAGGGGCAAATTCTTGATAAAAAAGTTCAAGCGCAGCTTACTGGCGGTGAAATGTTAAGTGACTCAAATCTCGCACCAGACACTCTTATAGAGGGCATTGGTCAACTAAATGAAACTCTAAAAAGCCTTACATCGGAAGAAGAAAAAGCAGAGATTGATGCAAAACCTGATGGTTTAGACGTCGAAACAATTGGCGCTGAAGCTGCCCCTGAAACCGTTGGACCTCAAATAGAAACCACTGAAGAAACAGAGAGTTTAATAGACCAAGCTGTAGCTGCACAGCAACAAAGGTTTAGCACTAGGGGTTCTGAGTTTAATCAATCTGGTGCTTTTGTAGAAAGTTCTAAGCTAGGAGATGAAAGTATCTTAAAAAGTATTGGAGAGGCTTGGGATAATGCTAGCACAGAAGAACGTTTGTTATGGATAAGTAACGGCTTGATTCTTGTTCCAGGGCTTGGTGCTGGCGCTGTTGCAGCAAAAGGTTTTGCCCAAATCGTAGGAAAATCTAAGTTTGCACGAGGTCTTATAGATACTATTAAAAAGACTGGAGAAAAAGCCTTTACTAAGCCTGGTAAGGAGTTAGACTCTTCTAAACTATTACCTCGCCCTGGTCCGCAACGACTGCCTGAAACCATTGAAAAAGGAAGAGCAGCTAAACCTCCAAAAATAGACCCCATAAGAGATGTACCCCCAACACCAAGAGAATTTTCTGCTACTCGAACTACGTTTACTGCCGGTGTAACTTCTAATATAGCCATTAGGTCAAGTGGTGGGCCAGAAGCAGAAGCTGCTCAACAACAGGAACTACCAGAGCTAGAGCCAGTTCCTGCTATACCAACAGATTTAAAAGGAGCTACCGAGTGGTTTAATAACCCTGATAATCAAGCTACTCTAAAACGTTTACCTCAAGAGCAAGTTGATAGTGTAAGAAAACTTTTACAAGAGAATAATATAAATAGTAAAGAAGCTTTAGTTGAAGCTAAACGAAAAAACGAGTTAAGCGAACTTGAGTATGCGAAAGCTGCTGCAATTATTGCATTTTCATACAATCGTGGAGAAGATGTTGGAGCTTCTCAAACTATATTTAACTCTTTAATGAATCTAGGACAAACAGGTAGTCCAGACGTAACTACTTACCAAGCGGGTAGTTTAGCGATTAGACAAAAGGAATTCCGACAAAAAGCAAAAGAATATAGAGAGGCGCAAAACACTAAGTTTGCGAAAGAGCTTGATGAGTTACATGATGTATTAGGGTCTGAAGGGGCCTCAAGTAAGAAATTTAAGGCTCAAATGAAATCAAAACTTATACGTTTTCTAGATAAAGCGGAAATCGGCGACCTAGATGACACTCAAATCCTGCTAATTGATAATTTATTAGCAGAAGCTATTAGAAATAAAGCAAATAGTTTAACTAATATTGAAAATATTGGTGATTTTATTGCGGACTTCTTTAGAGGAACAGCGGAGGATACTCTAGGCAACGCTATGGACAATATTAAAATCATTAAAGATAAGGACGGCAACCCTATAAGAGTTGTAACCCTTATTACACGTGGCGGTAGACAAGTCGAAGGAAAAGGTAGTATGAGCTGGAATGACTTTACAGCCTTATTAGGGGATCGAAGATTACAGCGATACGCACTACAACGTATAAAGGATAGTTAATGTGGCGAAAGATACAGAGTTCAAAGTTGGACAATTTGATGCCTCTGGTGATTTTGACGCTGTAGAACAGTTTCAATCTGGGCCCGGTGTTGACGGCGCCGAAATAACTGACCCCATACAAGCTTTTCAAACCGGGGTACAAGCAGGCGGGTTAAACCTTGTCGCTAATCTAGAATATTTTAATGCTATTGGTAACTCCATTATGGGGGAACAAAAGGCTCGGGACCGTGCTATTGCTAGAGCGCAAAACCTGCAACAAGATTCGGCCTCTTTAATGGCAGATTTTGAAAGCTTTGAAAATTTCTTAGAAGAGCCTACTGTCGGTGGTTTTATAAATCAAGTTTTTAGTGCTACAGGGCAATTTGCCCCTTCCGCTGCTGCTAGTATGGCTGCAGCTTTGACGGGTGCAGGTGTTGGGGCTTTAATTGGAGGGGTTGCTTTAAAAGCAGGGGGACAAAGTGCTTTAACAAGTTTGGCTACTAAACGAGTTGCTCAAAAAGAAATCAAAAATATAGTCAATAAAAAACTTAGAAATGAAACCTTAGATGAAGCTGAAGAAGGTTTACTAAATGCTACTTATGATAAATTAAGAAAAGACTATTTTAATAGACAAATAGGCAGAGGGGCTATAGCTGGAGCGGTTGCTCAAGAATACCCTCAAGGCGCTGGTATTGCTTTTGGCACCTTTGCTGAGCAAGACATGGTTGATCCTGTTCAAGCTTTTCAATCTTTAGGCTTAGGAGTTCCTTTTGCTGCTGTTGGTGTTGGCTCTGAAGCTTTAATCGCTAACAACTTTAGAAAGATACTCATGAAAGGTAAAGGGCCTTTACACAACCAAATCTTACAATCTATTGGAGTTTCAGCTACAGCTGAAGGTGTTACTGAGGCTTTACAAGAAGAGCTTACTGTGCAACAAAGGTTTGCTATTGATGACGATTATGAACAAGCTCATGCAAACTTAGATAGAGCGCAAGCTTTGTTTGCAGGTTTTTTTGGTGGTGCTGGCGTTGGTGCAGCTGGTGGTACAGTAGCCTCTGTTATTGGTAAAGCTAGAGAAGGTGTAAATGAAGGGTATGTAGCGCAAATTGAAAAGAACTTTGAATCTGAAAGATTCGGCAATACTGAAGACGGTAAAGTCGCGCCTGAGCCTAAAGGTTGGTTACTTGCTCAAATGAGAGCAATGGTAGACCCAAGCAACAAAAAAGATTCTGTATTTATTGATGCTAATTCATACCAACAAGCACAAGAACTACAGAATGACCCTAGGTATGCAGACTTATTTGCTCAAGCTGGCGCTAAATTTGTTGATGGTGGTCGTATGGGGACTTTACTTAGTTCTAACGAAGAATCCTTAGCTAGATTTGCAGACCTTGTAAAAAATAACCCTAATGACACTTTAGCTTTAGATGCACTTTTAGTAGACATCTTAGGTTTTACTAACAATAGAAATGTAGGACAAGATACCTCAGTAGTAGAAGTATCAGACCTCGACGGCAACTTAATTTGGTACCAAACGGTTGACCAAGAAACTAAAGCTGCTGCAGAAAGAAAAGCTCGAGAACTTTTTGGTAATGAAGCTAGGGTAGAGTCAGTTTCTATTTCTGACCATGTACTAAAAAGAAAACAAAAAGTACAAGAAGAAAAAATGGGGAGAACTAGAGGGTCTGGTGCTTTTACTTTACAAGAAGGTTTAGATGAAGTTAGACAAGACCAAGCGGCTGCTATGGAACAAGAGGACCCTTCTGCTATTTTTGCTAACCTCCCAGAACCTGGTATTGCAGAATCAACTCCACCTATTAGAGCTTCTTTACGTTCTTTAGGTAGAAAAGTAGAAGGCCGTACTAGAGAAGTTATTCCTTTCGAAGTGCAAATGCCTGAGGGTGAAGGTTGGGCAGTTGGTAAAAAAACAAACCTTAAATTTATAGAAGAAGAGGTTATTAACAAAGCCAAAGGTTTTTTTCCAGAGTTTAAAAGCCTTAATGACCAATTAAATGCAAACTTAGAAGCTGGTCGATACTCTAACGCACTTCTCAATACCTATAACGAAATAAGTGAAAAGTTTCCTAGTAATCTTTACACCATTACGGAGTTTGAAAACAATGTGGGAGAAACTAGGTATCAAATACAAGAGTTAAAAACACAAGACCTTGATACTATGCTGCCTGCTCTTATTCCAACTAAAGTTCAACAAGCCTTAGAGATTGAGTCTAATATTGAGAATAATATTCAACAAGCTAGAGAAAAAAACATACCAATAGAAAAAGGCAAAAGAACTACTTTAACTGGGTTTAAAATAAAAACACCTGGTAGTAACCAGTTTAGACCAGTTTATATGCCAGTTTTAACTTCCTTTGGTAGAAAACTAAACGCTGCTTTAAGAATGGAGACTGCCAACCCTAAAGAACAAACCGAACAAGAACAAATTAGAGATGGGTTTGGCACTATTTATTTTTATCTTACAGACCAAGGCTATGAATTTACTTGGCCAGGAAAAGATAATTTTAACACCTCTTTAGAAAAGTCTAATGCTATTGTGTATGCTGACAAGGGTAAAAATTTAAGTTTAAAAGCTTTACAGCCCGGCAAGTTTGGGGTGCCTGGTATTGTTGGAAAGGCTTTAACTCGAGAAGAAAAGTTTAATAATTTAAAAAAACAGATTAGAGAGGCTTTTGAAGTAGGTAGATATGATCGTCAACCTTTTGACCTTGCAACTTTGGAAGAACAGTTTACTGACCCTGAGCAACTAGAAGAACTAGAGGATTTTGTTGAAGAAGTTATTAACCCGCAAATACCAAGCGTTGCTGCTAAGATTACAACACCATCAAGACTTGAAGCTGGAGAGTTTTTAGAGGCCGAAGCAGACACTCAAGCAGAGACTTTAGAAGGCACTCTTGACGCCTTGACTCCTACTCAACAAAAAAACTTAGAGCTTAGAGAACTACAAAAAGAATCTTTATTAAACGGTGTTCCTGATAAGAATAACCCTTACTATGGTGGGCCAAGCAAAGACAACGTAAAAATAAGTGAAGACGTTAGGGCCGTTTTGGGTACAAATTTTCCCAACTTTTTACAAAACATAGTAAAAAATAAATTTAAAATATTTAGAAATATTCGTATTCATACTCATGTAGAGGATTTAGATAAAACGTTACCATTAAATTTTGATTTAGCCCCTAAACCAAAGCTGCAGGAAGAAGGAGAAAAACAAAAGGACGGGGATATCTCAAGACTTGAATTTATAAAATCAGCACAAGCTCAGCTTAGAAATGACCCAGAGGCCCAAGGTCGTATTGTAAGTATTGGGAACACTGACATTATTTTACTTAAGGTACCAGAGGCGCAAATTGCAGCAGGATCAACAGTAGAGAATGTAGCAGCACAGGGCCGAGCTTATTTAGCTTTAGCTCACGAACTTGGCCATGTGGTTTTTAACCAAGAAATAGACAACGTATTAGATAACAAAGCTCTTAGAGATAGGTTGTACTTAGCTTTTGAAAAAGATGCTGCAGCCGAAGGGGCACCGCGTATATACAGCGAGGAGCATGGCTTTGAAGAGTGGTACTCTGATAATCTTGCTTCTTTTCTTTTAAAAGAATTTAAACAAGAAAGGCAAAAACCTAAAAATGCGGTCGAAGGTTTTTTTGTTCGTATGGCTAAAAAGTTAAAAGCTGCTTGGGACACACTATCTCGTGAAGTTCGAAGAAGGTTTCAAATAAACCCAACTTTTGATGAGTATATTACAGAAGTAGTAGCTTCTTATAAAAAAGGTATTAGAGAGCCTAGCAGGAAAAAAATACCATTTATTCAGGTACGTAATGCACAGTTTGTAGCTGAAAAAATTGTACCAAAGTTTGCAGAAAAATATGTTGGCAAGAACTTTGCAAATAGAGTAAGAAGAGAAACTACACAGTTTTTATCTTCTGACAACCAAGTCTCAAGGATTGCTAAATATATTACGATGCCCTCTGCTAACTTTTTACGAAGTCTGGGTAAAGAAAATAAAACTGGAGATAAATTAGCTGATATTTTTGAAACTCGATCTCAAACTACTGATACAAAAGGTTTGGTACAAGCTAAACTTTTAAATACTAATTCAGCTTTAAATGAGATAGAAGCTATCTTAGGCATTGATAGAAAAACTGGAGTCACTCAAGAAGCAATACAGGTTCTTTTAGAAACAGAAGATAACCTTGTAAATGACAGAGACCTTCCATCAGAACAAAGCCGAGAAATAAGAAGTTGGCTAAAAGATTTTTACAACAAAAATAAACTTAGCCTTATTTTTAAAGGCGAAGCTCTAGAAAATTATTTTCCACGTCTTTTAGACCTTCAAAAACTAGACACTAGTGAAGGGGCGCAAGAGCTAGCTAATATTCTTCTTCAATATAATCCAGATTTAAAAGCAAAAGCGGCTTTAGGTATAGCTCAAGAGTTAAGAAAAGCCATTGATCCAAATGATGCTTTAATGGAAGGTAATCAACAGAATGAAGACGAGGGCCCTACTTCTTTTAACCTAGGTTTAGCTAAAAATAGAACTAAATACTTTGCGAACGTTCCTACTAAAGCTCTACGAGAGGCCGGCTTTTTACGCCCACCAGAAGTAGCTTTAAGAACTTATATTGCTAATACTGTAAAAAGGGTTGAGTATAACAAAAGAGGCGGGGCTAAAAGAGTTCAATTTCTTTTAGACCAATTACCAGAAAACCAAAAAGAAGCAGCTGAAAAAGCTGTTAATGCTAATTTAGGTAGAACCAATGCAGCGCTTGGTCCTATTTCAAGGTTTGTTAATAGTTGGGGTTTAGTCTCTAATATTTTAAGTTTACTAGCTTTCTCTGTTTTTGCTTCTTTGCCTGACTTTGCAGGACCCGTGCTGCGTTCTAAGTCCTTTAATAGTATAAAAAATGTTACTGACGTTTTGTCTAATAAAGTTAACAGAGAGGAAGCCGCACAGTTGGCAAAAGATATAGGAGTAGTATCAACTGATGCTATTAGTAGTATGTACGTTAATGCTGCAGAGTTAGACTATATGAGTGATAACGCCAAATTTATCTCAGAAAAGTTCTTTGAGTATACTGGTTTAAACTGGTACACCCAGTTTACTAGAGAGTTTGCTGCTGGCATGGGTAAAAGGTTTTTAGTAGAGCACGCAAAGAAAGCCGAAAAAGGTAATGAAACTTCTATTAGGTACTTAAAAGAATTAAATTTAAATGCAAAAGAAGTAAACGCTTGGATAAAAGATAACTTTGATGTTAAAAACCATACAAAAGTTAAAGAAGGACTAGGAAGATTTGTTGAAGAGTCTATTGTTCGACCTGATGCTTCACAAAGGCCTGTTTGGGCCTCTGACCCTAGGTTTGCTTTAATTTGGCAGCTTAAGTCTTTCTTTTATGCTTACGGTAAAAATATTATTGGTGGGGTTTCTAATGAAGTTAAAGCTCGAGCCAAAGCTGGTCAAAAAATACCGAACATTGCTTTCCCTATTTTATTGGCAGCTTCCACACTTCTGCCTTTAAGTATGTTAGGGTTAGACCTAAGAGAAAGGTTTAAAGTTGGTTTAGACTGGTTACTACCTTTCACTGGACCTAAGAATGACAGTGGTATTTTTGATTCTTCTGGCAAAGACTACAGAAAAAGTTTAGATATGGAGCCAGGAGAGTACGTTTTTGAAATACTAGATAGGTCGGGAGTGTTTGGGCCTTTTGCTTTAGCTATGCCCTTGTTTATGCAAGAAAAGCGTTATGGCGACCCATTTTGGGTATCGCCTTTAGGTCCGAGTGTAGAGAAAGGTTTTGATTTCTTAGAAGGAGATTTAGATTTTGATGATATCATTCCTATTTGGAGTCAGTTATAATAAGGTACTATGGCATATTCAAATACAATTAAACTAGTAGTAGGTGATACTCTTCCTGAGTTAACTTTTACTCTAAAAGACAGTAACACAGCAGCTTCT